AGAAGAATCGTTTCGCCGCAGCTTTTAAACCGCGGTTATAATATATCAATTCGACAGTTTCATCGATACACCCGTAATGGGTGGTCCAGTTTTCTTTTAAAAACAACTTAGCATAAACACTAACTTGTTTGGAAGAACCGTTAAAGGTTTTTCCAGGAGAAAACTCGATGAATGCGTCATGAAGATCCCACGAAAATTTACTAAACCATTTGTGAAGTTTCATTGAAGCTTTACGAAGGATTAGATGTTCTGGAGTACTACCCCACAACATAAAATTGTCACTAACTTCTTTTAAAGAAGCTTCATACTGAATGTATGAAGAAAATGCAATTTGTTTCGTGTCCAGTTTTGTACCGCTCCTAACAAATTTGTTAAGGAGACGGTGGGAAACTAGGTTGGTGTAACAAGTACCAACGTCTTTAGACATGTCAGAATTGAAAGGGCCAAGATGCGGGTTTGTGTCCAATTTTTGCAAAGATTCCTCAACAAATTGGTTAGCATGGTTCATAATTGAACGCCAATCAGTTTTTTGATATACGCCTAAGCGTAGGCCTTTGCTTTTATTGACCTTAGTAAATTTTGATAGTTTACTTTGGAAAGACATAAACGATTACTCACTAGTAATTCTAGAATGAAGGGAACACCTTCAACAGGATAAACAAGACGATTGCGCATGCAACAACATCAGAGAAACGCATTACGCGCTCTCTAAAATTGGCATGTCAACCTGACGGTTGATGAAACCAGAAAGGATATCATCCTTTTGGAGTTCGTAGTTAGCAAAAAGCTGCTGGACTGCTTTCGCAACAGCTGCTTTATTGATAACTGATCCTGAGATACTAAGACCAATAGAAATATAGTCATAGTCTAGTGAGCAATCAGAGCAATTCTCCGGTTTTTCAACGAGTGTTCGTGTAACCAACTTAAGTTCGCTTTTCACATTATCACGAGTCTCTGAACCTACCTTTTTAGGGCGGGTTGCAAGGCCAACAGAAAATGTGCTGCGGAAATCGGTTGGAACGGCATAGTCAACTTTTGACGGTCCGTTATAGGTTTGTTTGTAGTTCATAATTTGAATTCCAAATAGGCTCAGGTTATTTACCTGTACGAATAGCCGTTTTAATGTCGGTACGGATAGCTTGCCATATCAATGCGGTTGCATCGGTATAGCGCATCCAGTTCATGTCCCATTGTAGAGTGAGACAAGCATACGTGAAAGGGTTAATGATTAGACGCTTATATACATAGCCTCTGATCCGCACGTTCGAACCAGCACTGTTTGTATAGTTAAT